ATAACACATCTTGTACATCATTCGTTAACTTATGGGTGAGATTAGATTAGCTAATGGACGGAAAAGGATTGTTTTCCTATGGGATAAGTAGAGATTGGCGACGACTGGGGCGGCCCCCTTCGGGGGTGGGCTTCGTTTACGATACCCCCCTCAAAAATTTTCCACCTTTTTGACCATGCTAAACAAAATCAAAATAGGTCAAAAAGTATTTCTATCCACAGCAGAGCAGAAGCTGGCCCATTTCGTCGCTAAGAATCGAAACGGCAGTAATCGCCATTTCAATGTCACGAATCTGAAGATCAGCGCGGAAGATCCGCATACGGTCGATCTTGAGGGTATTGCTGGCGAGCTTGCTTTCTGTCGCCTGTTCAATGTGTATCCTGACATTGATACCGACCGTGAGCCTCCGCATCCGCTCTACGACGCGGTTATCCCGCCTCCGCCGGGATTCCGCATCGATGTCAAAACGACCAAGTACGACAATGGAAAGCTACTGGTCGATGCGCGTAAGGGCGTGAAGACCGAGGCTGTTGATTACTACGTTCTGATGACCGGAACTTTCCCCGGCCCATACACATTCAGAGGATTCATCGCTCGCGAGCATATCATCCAGCCTCACAAACTTGGCCTACTCAAGGGTTACAGCTCGTACATGGCGGAGCAGTCGGAGCTGACCGACGAGATAATTGCCAATCCTTCGGATTGCCAATCGACCGATTTATTCTGATTGACTTATTAGCCATTCTTATGCGTCAGTCCGCGCATCGACCTTAAGAGTTGCATTCAACTGGTCATTGAATGCGCCTGTCTAAGCGGCAATGACGCTCCGCAAATGGAAGGTCGGCCAATCAGCCGTCGTGTGATGGATAGGATGGCCTACCGTAATGCAGATAACGTCGGTTTAACATATTTCCTAACATGGCTTGTCCTAATGTCTTTAACGCCTTCGCGGTGGCTACTGAGTCGCTCGCGCAGGACGTCTACAAACGCGCCTCGTATCGCTCGATGTGGCTCAACATGATTGAGCGCGGCGAGTATCCTCAGGGTACGGGTCTGACCCAGACCTCGTTCACCACGACCTCCATCGAGCCGACTGCGGCTGAGGAGTGGTCGGCTATCACCCTCGCCTCCGGCAACCCCGGCAGCAATGGTGGTGCTTGCGATGTCACCTACAATGACGTTCCGGTCGGCTATGATGCCGTCACCTGGAGTCCTGAGCGTTTCGCCCTCAAGGGTCCGCTCCTCTGTAAGGATGACCTGACCTTCGACCATCGCGTCGAGGCGTTCCTGCGCGTGTATTTGGAGAAGCTCTCCATCCGCGCGCAGCGTTCTTGGGAGACTCGCTACCAGAACATCTTCGCCAAGTACGCCATCAAGGCCGTGGCCGACTCGTCCTTCACTCAGGTGGAGACGATTCCCGCTGGTGTGAATGAGCTGCCTTGGATTCAGACTGGTTCGGTTGGTCAGGCTTTGAACCAGTCCACCTCGGAGCTGACTCAGGAAATGCTCGATGTGGCTGCTGCCACCCTGATCCGCAATGGTGCCACCAACCCCGACAGCTCTGGCTTCATCAGCTATTCGAGCGACGGCCCGGTGTTCCCGCTGTACATTGGTCTGGAGGCCAGCCAGCGCATCGCTCAGAACAACCCTGGATTCCGCGACGATCTGCGCTACGCCGACATGGGCAGTGGCACTGGCGCGGAGCTGCTCAAGCGCATTGGTGCCAATCGGGTCATCAAGAACTTCCGGCATGTGCCGAATCTGTTCCCGCCCCGCTTCACCTATGCTGGCGGCAAGTACACGCTGGTTCAACCGTTCACCAGCTCCGCCGGTACCGGCAAAGGCACGGTGTTCAGCGTCAATCCGAGCTGGACGACCGCCCCGTACGAAGGTGCCTTCATCGTCACCCCGTATGTGTTCAAGAGCCACATTGTTCGCCCTGTGAACCGTGTTGGTGACTTGAGCTGGATGCCGACCAACTACATGGGCGAGTGGCAGTGGGTGACTGGTGCCTACAAGCTGAACACCGATTGCGCCGATCCTCTCGACAAGAAGGGTCAGCACTACGCCGAGTTCATTCACGCGCCGGAGCCGATCTTCACCAATCAAGGTATGACGATCATCTTCCGCCGCTGCACTGGCGCGCTGACTCAGATCATCTGCTCCTAATCGGATCAGCTAATCCTACGCTACGAAAGAATCCGCGAGTCGAAAGGCTTGCGGGTTTTTTCTTTTCCACTACCGTCGCCCCGGTTGATTGACTCATAGGTTGTATGTCTGTAGCAGCCTCGTTGCGAGGTAGCCCCTTATCGGCCCGAAAGGCTGGTAGGGGGTTTTTCGCGTCGCATTAGCCTTGACAGTATGCGCGACAATCTGATGCTTCCGTCATGCCGAGTTTTACTCTCCCCGAAGGCGTTGAAATCCCCGAGAATCTGAAGGAAGGCGAGGCGTTCCAGACGATGGCGACTATCGTTCTCGGTAAGAACGGCAAAGCTGAGTTCATCGAGATTGATGGCGTGGCCATTCCCGGCTACGAGAAGAAGTCGAAGGGCAAGAAGCTGGCCGAGCGTGGCTATGAGGAGGAGGGCGAGGGTGAGGAGATGGAATCTGAGGGTGGCGGCGCGCGCGAGGGTTTCATCGCCGAGGTGATGCGTCGCGGCTCCGGTCCGATGGCCTGATAAATTCCAAAGCGTATGTCCGACATTACATGCACTGAAACAGCGACGTTGCTGAGTGAGGTAAGCCCACTTGGATGCCGCTCGCCGTGGGAGCGTGAGATGGCGAAGATTGCGCTTCTCAATCGCATCGCGGACGGAGCCGGTACCGCTGCGGCCAATGCGGCGTCATTTGGAACTGTTCGTTCGGTTACCGTATCGACGACAATCGTTTCGACCGATTACACCATTCTGGCCGACGCAACATCCGGCCCGATCATTGTTTCGCTTCCACCCGCTGCGACGGCCAATGGGAGAATCTTTTGCGTGATTCGGACCAATTCTGGAGGCGCAAACAATGTCACCGTTGATCCGTACGCATCCGAAACGATCAATGGGGCTGCAAACCATGTTCTGACTTCGCAGTACAGCAGGATTGTATTCACCAGCAACGGAACCGCGTGGTTCCTCATTGTGAACCAATAACATGCCTGAAGCATCATCCATAACCTGCACGGAGGCTGCTCAACTTATTGCGGAGGTTTCCGCAAGCGGATGCCGTTCCCCGTGGGAGATGGATCTGCTTGAGCTTGCGCTTTTGAATCGCATATCGGATTCGACTGGAGGATCGGTTGGATTTCCGCTGACGGCTGATCTAACATCGATTACCGCCGATGTGACGACGATTACCGCTGATCAAACCCAATTTTAATAATCGCTTAGGAAACATCTCATACTATGGCACAGCAAACGATTAACGTAGGCGCAGCCCCGAATGACGGAACGGGAACACCGTTGCGTACGGCGTTCCAGTACACAAACAGCAACTTCAGCGAGCTGTACACCGCAACCGGACCGAGCGGCAACAACATCACCGTACCGGGAACCGCCACCATCAGCGGCGACCTGACGGTGGATACCAGCACTCTGAAGGTGGTTTCTGCGAGCGATGTCGTTGGAATCAATACCGCCTCTCCGCTTACCGGAACTGATGCCGGTTTGACGATTGGTGCGATTGGTACTGTAAAAGCCTTAAACATCGGCCTCCAGAACACGTTTGCTCGTTTGCGCGAAAAGGATGCCCTTGATGCGTTTGCAATAACGACAAACATGACCGCATTGAATACACAGGACGATGCTACCAAGTCATCTTGGAAAGCTCGGATGGGATTCGGAAACGGGAATGACAATTTTATAATTTCCCGTTCCGGTGTTGGTAGCACGACGTTTTACGATCTGCTTTCTGTTTCTACTGGTTCGTGCGTCTGGTACGACGGCGCAGGCGGCACTCGGATGACGTTGAATGCCACCGGCTTGGGCGTGGGTGCGAGTCCTCTTTCTGCATCAAAGCTGACGTTGAACGGTGGCACTGGAGACACGTCATCTCAAGATTCGATCTTCTCGTTAATCAGAACATCTTCCAACGGAAATGTTCTTACTGGAAAGGTTGTTCTAGCTCAAAAAACGACCGACTTCGGAAACATTGTTTTCCGAATCAAAACGACCGCTTCGTCTGCGGAAAACCCTGCGTATTACACCAATGCTCTTACAATAGACGGAGAAAATGGCAACGTCGGCATCGGGGTTACGCCGAGTGCGTGGGGAAATCAATATCGCGCTATTCAGATTTTCAACAACAGCGCACTCTACGGAGCTAACTCTTACGGTTATTACGGACTGTTGTTCAATGGATACAATGACAACACCAATATCAAAGCGATAGCTTCTTTGTATGTTGGAGAGTATCGTTATGAGTTGTCCACCGGAGCGCACAAGTGGTTTGGAACCACTGCAAATGCGACGGCTGGAGCTACTGCTACACCAACGCAAGCGATGACGCTGGATGCGAGTGGGCGGTTGTTGGTTGGAACTGCAAATGCTTCAGTCACTTCTGAAACTGGATGTCGCTTGCTGCTTAATAACGGCGCAACTGGTCATTTCACTCTTGCTGTAACAACCAATCAAAGCACTGCCGCAACTTCGTGTTATGACTTTTATTCAACGTCTGCGGCAGCATATCGTTTTTACGTTACGTCAGCCGGTGTAATCAACGCCACAAACACGACCATCTCAGCCATCTCCGATGCTCGGTTGAAGGAGAACGTGCAGGATATCGACGTTGGACTCGGTGCGATTCTCGCGCTGAAACCGCGCAAGTTCGACTGGAAAGCTGGTAAGGGTAAGGATATCAAAGGCGACAGAGGCTTCATCGCTCAGGAGTTTGAGCAGGTGTTTCCTAACCTCATCGACGAGTGGAAAGACCCCGCTCCCGAAGGCGAAGCTCCTTACAAGTCCGTTCGCCAAGACCTCATTCCTGTGCTTGTGAAAGCCATTCAGGAACTCGCCGCCGAAGTCAACGCTCTGAAAAACGCCTAACATGAACATCTCTTGGATCATCGAACGCCTTCTCGTTAAGCCGACCGAAGGCTCCTACACCGATGTCGTCATCACCGCCGACTGGAGGTGCAACGGCTCGCAGGAATCGTACAGCGGAACCTGCTACGGTAGCTGCTCGTTCGCTCCGCCGACTGGCAGCTTCACTCCTTACAATGAACTGACCGAGCAGCAGGTTCTCGACTGGTGCTACGCCAACGGAGTCGATCAAGCGGCCATCGAAGCGAACGTCACCGCGCAGATCGAAGCGCAGATCAACCCTCCGGTTGTGGTGCTGCCGCTGCCGTGGGTGCCGCCCGCTCCGGTTGTTGTTGCCGAGCCTGAGGTTGTTGCCGATGCTCCGACCGTATGATTCACATCGAACTTACGCAGGAGCAGGCCAATAGCCTCCTCCAACTCATCGACATCGCAATCAAAGCCGGTGGCTACCAGAACGCCAAAGTCGGCGTTCCCATTGCCGACATCATCATCGCAGCCGCTCAACCCAAGCCCGAATGAAGAACTGGAAAACAACCGCTGGCGGCGTTGCCGTCCTGCTGGCCGCTATCAGTGTTGCCATCAAACAGGCCGTTGCCGGTGACATGGGTGGCGCAATCGCCGCCGCTGTCGGTGGTGCCGGTGCCATGTTTACCGCTCTCAAGGCCGCTGACGCGCAATCGGAGGACAAGACCAAGTGAAAGACCAGCTACGAGATTTAGGAATCAATATTGGCCTACTCGTAGCTGGCTTCGCTGGCTCTCTTGTCACGGTGAAGAAGGACGGACACAAGGACTGGTTCACAACGCTGACTTCGCTCCTCGCTGGAACGCTGTCGGCCAATTACCTCACCCCTGTGGTCGTTGACTTCTTCTCAATGAAAAACAGCAACACGCAGTACGCTGCGGCGTTCATCATGGGCTTCTTAGGACTCCACGGTGTCGAGTTCGTCATAGATCGGTTCCGAAGGAAATGAAGCCCGAAACCATCATCAATGTCATCGCCAGCGGAGTCCTTGCCGCTGGCGTTTCTGCTTTCATGGTCATGCTCTATCGCACCGGAGGACTCGTCGAAAAGTTCCCCATGACCGGAAGCCTCGCGCTCCGCCTATCGCTCGCAGGAACAGCCGCAGGTTCACTCGGGAATTGCCTCACGCTCTCAACCCCGAACGATTCCGAAATTCTGACCAACTGCGGTCTGGCCGGTATCTTCGTATGGGCCTGCATCTTCCACGCAAAACTCATAAAACATGGACCCACTTCTAAGCATCTCACAGGGACTGATGAAAGCAGCTCTGGACAAGGTTCTGGAGCAGAAGGACCAAACAAGTGAAGACGGAGCGAAAGACCAATCACTCGTTGCTCGCCTCAATTCTCGCATTGATGCTGCCGGGTTGCACCCCGACAAGGGTGGTGATGGTTCCTCCAGGGCAACCAGTCAGACTGGCTGAATCAGTCAAAGCCCACGTTTGGGCCAAAGACTCCGAAGGCAAAATCATCAAGAGCCGAAACCGCGTGACAATCCACGAAGGATGGTACGCACTTCCCAAGGAATGAAAAAGAACGTCCCAACGAACAAGTCGCTCTACAGCAAGATGAAGGCGGCGGCGAAAGCCAAGTTCGACGTTTATCCCAGCGCATACGCTAATGGCTGGCTTGTTCGCGAGTACAAGCGGCGTGGCGGCAAATACAAGGTTGCCGATGTCAGGTAATAAGCCGCAGAAGGGAGGACTTGGCCGATGGTTCGCCGAGAAATGGGTGGACATCAAAACCGGCAAGCCGTGCGGTCGTCAGGAGGGTGAGGAACGCGCCGGATATCCCGCCTGTAGGCCAACAAAGCGTATCAGCGAGAAGACTCCCAAGACTCTTGGCGAGATGAGCAGTGCGGAGAAGACTAGGTTCAAGCGCGAGAAAACCAGCTTCCAGAAGATCGGATACCAGCATAGAATGCGGAAGAATAAGGAAAAATTATGAGCAATAACGCACCGTACAAAGGTTCTCCGTCTGTATCTCGATCCGGCGGTAGCGGACCCTACAAACAGTCGCCGCCTCCTAAGCCTCCGGTAAGGCCGCAGCCTAAGCCGGTTCCGAGCGGAAGCGGTCCGTATCGTAAGTGATTTGAAACGAAAAGCCCCCGGCGGTAATCGAAACCATCGGGGGCTAATTGTTTCGGCGTAGCGCGTCAGCGTCCTAGCGATTTCATCACGCTGGCAACGAAGTCTTCGCTCTTCGCAGAGTTTGTGCTTGCCGGTCGTGAGCCGCCGGTCGTCGCTTTCGAGGTAACTCCCGGCTCGCTGCCACGATACTTCGACAGTTCGGCTTGGAGACGCTTGTTCACCTCGACCTGAGCATAGAGAAGCTCGCGGTATTTTGGCGCAGCAGCAGCCCAAAGAGCAGCCTTGGCGAGGTCTTCTTCGCTGTTCTCACCGTTGAAGATTTGCTGCGCGAGGTTCAGACGCTCGTTCAGCTCGCCATTCCATTCCTCATCGCCTTCACGCGGCTCAAAGATTTCAAGCGCGCGAGCATTCTCGCTGACCTTGGCCCAAGTCTTACTGGCCGACTCCAATGCAGCCTTCGTACCCTCTTCGTTATCCTGCTGGTACTTCGAGATGATGGCGTCGTAATCGGACTTGGCTTCCGAAATCTCAGCGGAACGTTCGCCGTTAATCTCGTCGTACTTCACGATCAGCGCGCCGAGCTTTGCCTTCTTGGACGGAGAAAGACCCTCAACGATGTCGTCGATCTGCGAGTTGCGGTAATCGCTCTCGGGCGACTTGAGTAGGCCAACGAGCCGTTCGCCATCGCTGCCAACAAGACTTTTCACCGATTCAAATACGCCATTGATCTTGCCTTCGTACTTCTTGACGAACTCAGGATGACGTTCGACATCAAGAAGGCGGACACGCTCGGAAAGCGCATCACGCTCCTCCTGCAACGTCTTTAGCTGGGCTTCAAAGTTCGGATTGCTGGTTTTTCCAGCCTTCAATTCCTCAAGTTGTTTGGCCAACTGAGCCTTCTCTTCCTTGATCTTGCGAAACGCATCAGCGGCTTTAGTGGACTTGATCGTCTCGGGAATATCGGAATCAGCGTCCGTAGAAGTCGGAGCGGCCTCGGCTTCGGGCTGCTGCTTCTTCGTACCGAACATCCGCTCGATGTCCATCTCAGCCTTGCTAAGTTTGGAGGCGTCTGCCGACTTCGTTTGCTTCGTAGGCTTCTGCTTCGCGGCTTTCGGCTCCTCAGTAACCTGCGATGCAACATTGGCCGACTCGTCAGCCGATGCGGCGTCATCAATGCCGTTAGCCTTGAAAGCATCGATGAACGAGCTTCCGAAGTCGGGAGGTTGCGCCGAGTTGACGAGAGGTGAGTTCAGTGGTTCTTCCATAATCTATTAGTATTGCTTATCGAATGTTGCTTCTGGTTCTTTCGCTGTTTCAGTTACTGCCAATTTACGAAGGTTTTCAAGACAATGCGCGTAGCCAGCGGTTACACCGGCTGCGAAAATGATGTCCGATTCCTTGCTTCCATGCGACGGCATTGGAACCGGCATTGACTCTGCAACGATGCGTAATGCCATGCGGAGGACAGGCATGTTCAGGATCTGCGCTAGTTCAGCCTGTTGGCCATCAGTCTGCCAATCGGACAGATTGATGTCAGGCAGATCCAGCAGGTTCTTCGGATTCTCCTTCTTCAAGCCTCTTAGCCAGTTGATCATATTTTGTTTTCTTGTTTCGTTTCAGTTTGTGCCTTTGCGGAATCGGATCGAGAACATCGTCGAGTTTGATTGGATTCTCCTTGTTGACGACATCGCGATTAGGTCTGATGACCTTTGTAATCTCCAGCAAATCAGATAACGGCAACTTGATGTACCCGCAGTCAACATCGTTGATGCCGTACGAAACGACGAATTGATTCTTCGCGGAATCGTAGAATGCGCCGCACGGGAAGACGACTGCTGGAAGTCCCGGCCACCAGTCTTGCTGGTTGGTTCCGGTGAGGATCGGCAACGTCGTCATGCGGACAATGCGGAACGGGGCTTTTGCCTCAAATGCGTACGCCCCCATGTAGTAGCGACGCTTCTTGTTTATCCACGGCAAAGAGCTGTGGAAGAAGGTCCAATACAAGCCATCCACCAGAATCGGATTTGACCCGCCGCGAACCTCGCCAAATTTCCAGAGCGGATTGAACTCCTCGGTGACGTATTCGGCATCCTTCTCAAGACGTCCATTAAGGCGCACAACAACATGGGGATTGGCCGAATACACCATGTGTGGCGCATTGTCGTGGACGAAGTAGACCCAGTTCTTTTCATGGCCATCGTTAATCATGGCCTGCGCGTTGTTGTTTCCGTAGACCGTATCAAAACGTCCCACGTTTAAAAACTGGCTGTCCAAGAGAAACATCGCCTGATGCGCGTACGACTTGAGCGGAACAAACGTGCAGCAGCTCAGGCCGTACTTGTCTCCAAACTTAACGACGCGAGGATCTTCGAACTGCTCGTTTGGATATTGAAAAGTAAGCTGAACCAAAGCCTTTTTTATGGCTCTCAAATCTTTGCTCAACTCAAAGACAACGATGTCGTTTTTCTCGACATAGACATCCTCATCTTTTTCGCGTTTATTGCGGCATCGGCGAGCAAAGAGAAGGATTTTTCCACTAGGCTCCTCTCGCGTAATGGCTGGGTTGAAGTAGTATGTTCCAGCTTCTTTAGGGAGAATTATTTTCCCGACCTCCCAGTCAACTTGATGAGCTAGTTTGGGTACGTCGTTTTTTGCGTAGCTCATTAGAAACTCGGCTGCGAATTTGATTTCGTCGTACAGAGCAAGCCAGTGGTCGCGTTCCTCACGGACCTCGGTCAGATGCTCCTCATGCTCCTTTGTCCTGACATCTATTGTATTTTGTAAATTTTCGATCTGCATCAGAAGATCGGCATGCCCGTCACCTCCATTTGCGAATCGCTTGAGAGCTTTTATGGATAGGCTTCGAATGATGTCTTTCATTCACGCATACAAATTTGAATTCTCCTGAGTGGCCAGTCTTGGAAGAATTCCGTAGAAGTTCATCCTGGGCATTGAATCGACCAGCATTTGGATGTCGATTGGACACCAAACTTTTTGATTTGTCTCAAGCAATTTGCATGCGCCTTCGTAGTTTACGAGGTAGCAGTGCGTACACATTCCGCGAACGAGCTTGTAAAGGTTGGACGCGATGTGTCCATGATCCTCAATCGGATCAGCGCAGCAGCTTCCAATGTAAACGACATGCCAGTCATTTGGGAGATGATCGAGATTTTCTGACAACTTATCCTTCCAGTCAGCACATGTGAACTCAACATCATCTTCTACAACCAAGAAGGTGCGATGATCAGTTGTTTTCGATTCAACCATCCACTTGATGGCCGACCAAATTGAAAAGTGACTCAATCCAGCAACGATGGTTTTTACTTTTATTTTTTCTTTTTCAGTCGAGTGATAGTAATCGGTGGATATTCCGCAGTTGTCTGATCTAAATCCGTAAATTGGAACTGCATCGATTCCAAAAGTCTTCATGTACCGGATGCAGCGTCTTTCCTTTTTGTTTTCAGGTTTTGAAACTATGAAGCAAGGTGTATTCTCAAGTTTTATTTTCATCGGTTCGGAAGGATGTAAATTATTCCCCGACGCGCTCCGGTAGATCGGCTTGGGTGGTTATAGTAAAAACTGTATCCGTATCTTTGTGTTTGTGTTTTTGCCCTGTAAATTGAGTCCAATTTCTGCTTGATGTATCCAAGGCAAATGTCGTGGCCTTTGTAACTGTCGTATCCGAGTTCCCCGGTTGGTTCCCTGCAATCGTGAATGGCGATTACCGGATGCAGATCATAACGATTGATTGTCTCAAGCTCATCAAGCAGCGGAAGATAATCGTTCCAGTGAGCATCAAGAAAAAAAATTGTATCGTGTCCAACTCCGTGATGCGGAATGAACCAGTTCATGCAGGACTCGCTGCTTCCCTCAAACATTTCGACGTAGACATTCTCTCTCTTGAATCTTTCCTTGGCCTTCTCAACGCGATCATGGTCTAGCTCGCATGAAACGGTTTTGAGGAAGTTTTTTGCAAGCCAGATAGTTGTATCCCCTTTGTGAGTTCCAGTTTCAACGGCAGTTGTCAGCTCAAAGCGTTCTTTGAGATAAAGAAACTCCTGCTCGATAAATGTGTCCCCGTTGAAAGGTGAATCCATAATTTTAATCAGATAAATGGCAGTCTTCTTGGTCGGCAACTCGCGGAAAAATCGTGAAGCACCTCAGATGTTGCCTACTTTTGAAGTACATCTGCAAATCGATTGGTGCGAAAATTTCCTCGTTAGTGTCGATCAGTGTTTTTAGTGCCTTTTTCCGCACGATGTAGCAGTGGGTGCAAAGAGCCATACCCTCGAACAAATTTGAATCAAACTCCCTGCCCATTCTTCCGCTCGCGCAACATGAACCGGGATACAGGATATCCCAATCATGTGGCAACTTTGTCAGGGCGAGTTCAACGGTTTCTCTCCAGTGCGGACGAAAAATGATGTCGTCTTCCAGAATCATCACCATGTCTGGAGTGGACGGCTCAAAATCGAGAGCATTCCAAAGCATCCAGTGGGACATGCTGCATCCAACATGTTTTGCCCCGATGAGATATCCAGAGCCTGGGTTGTCCACTTCGTACGGAATGCTTGCCTTGAGTCCAGACCTTGCCCCATTCAGCCCATAGAAAATGCGGTAGTCCGTGATTCCAGCGGAATCAAGATTGGTTTGCAAACGCGGGATGCGGGAGCTGCCACGCATCGTGATAACAACCGTATGCACGGGGTTATTTCAGTTTTCGATAAATGGCGAAGCAGCTTTCGTTCAGGTCAAAGCGAGAGATAAATTCGCAACGCTTGAGAACGAACTTCAACGCGGTTTGCGTCGATTCCCAGTTCACATCATCCATGATGATGTATCCGCCAACCTTGAGCTTTGGAAGCCAGTTGACGACATCGCTCGTAGACGGCCATTCGGCGTGATTTGCGTCGATATGAACCATGTCCATATCTGGCAGGAATCGCGATGCATCCCAAGACGACATACGGCAGAATTGGATGTGGCGAACAACCTGAGCGCGAACGCAGTGGCGCACAAAAGCCTCGTAGTGGTTGTCCAAATCGAGTTTTGACCACCACTCTTGGTTCGCGCTCACCTCGTCATCGATGCAGTCTTCTTTCTTCCAAGAGTCGATAGCATAGACGGTTCCGCTTCCGTTCAACTTGCATGCTTGCGCGAGAGCGAGCGTTGACTTGCCTTCAAAGACGCCAATTTCAGCGATTCGTTGCGGCTTTGTTTCAAGAACAAGTTTGGCAATTTCCAAACCTTTTCTCGGGTCGCACCAGCCAGCCATCTGGCGGAAGTTTTCTAGGATGAACTGAGCTATTTTTTCTTCGTTTTCCATACTTATCCCTGACGCGCCAAGTTGGACTCGGCAGTTGCATTCGCTCGCTGAATATCAGCAGTTGTCTTTGCATTCCGGCGCGACAGATCAGCCATCGCCTTCGTGTTCTGACGCTGAATGTTGGCCATAGTCTCGGCGTTCTGGCGAGCGATTTTTGCCTGAACTTCAGCGTTGAGGACAGCGGTCTTCGGATCGACGCCCTGCTGAATTGCCTGAGCCTGCTGCATCTGCATCTGGGCTTGCTGCTGTTCGGCCAACAAATCGCCAAGCTGCTGGATGGTGTCGGACAAAATCTGAAGCTGTTGGCGATAGGCATCCGCCTGTTGGCGACGGGTCGGATCGGTCGATAGACGCAGCAGATGATCTTGAACATGCTGACCGATACCTTGAAGGAAGAGGACAATCTCCTGCGGATTGCCACCCTGCTGAAGCGACGCAGCAGCCTCGTTGGCAGCGGCTAGGTGCGTGTCGATGTGGACGATGTGATTCTGCGTGTCAGTGACGATTGCCATGTTCCCTTGGCGCAAGGACGAATGCTCCAGAACAGCCAGCGCGGTCTGATCTTGAACTCGCGAAGACTGGATCTGAGTCGGCAGATAACGATCCACCATTTGTTGGCCAACCTGAGCGGCGATGTAGTCGCGCAACAAGCTGACTTTGCCACCCTCGGGCAGAGAGCCGAGTAGGCCAAGCAATGAGCCAAGAAGCTGCTGCTTCGCAAACTGAGAACCTTGGCCGACTGTGCGCGTCGCTTCCACGAAGTCGATATCAAGCATGGCTTGAACTGGAACGCCTCGTTCAGCGCAGCGACGTTGGAATTCAATCGCGTCCTTATCCGACTTGGTAATCGGATTCAGGTTGGGATTGGAGGCTCGGTTGTACCGTTCTTCGAAGAAAGAATCGAGCTGGTTGTAATACCGACTCAGTTGGGTCTTACCGATGGCTGATTGCTGGGAGACAATCGCTTGGATTTCGGTGGCAGTGCGAGGGTTGCCAGACGGTTTGTTGAGCGATTGGCGATACTGAGAGAGATTGCCTTGAAGAACATTCTCAAGGTCCGCGTTGACCGCCATAGGAGCGTCCAGAACGCCAGCAATGTTCTGCTGAATGACTTCGTAGTCTGGCGGGAGAATGGCATACGGTCCTTGTTGAACGACGCTGGTCTTGCTGAGAGCGTTCGGGTTGAGGGGGCGGAAGAGAATCTGGGTGCGAGCGAATGCGCTGTCCACCATCGAGCAGCGGAGACGGTTCTTCAGCTCCATCGCCTGAAGCATCTTGATTCCAAGACCCTTCACGCCGTGATGCTCGCCATCGCCACGGTCGTAGTACATCGGGTGGATGATCTGCTCCCACCGCTTGTACCGACGGAGCTTGCGATACATGAAGTCTTCACTGTCACGCTCATCGATGATGGCATGGCTGATCTGACCATCGAACTCCTTGTAGAAGATGTGCGACATCAGCACTACCTCTGACCGCGCGCTGAACGTGATGTCGTTCGAGCGAAGCTGACGCTGGAAAAACTCCCAATCGTACTGAACACCGGAGCGATACGGCTCGGGCATGGCAGCGCGAATACGCTGGCGAACGTAGTCCACGTTCCAACCAGCAGCCCTTGCAGCTTCCTCGTCCTGAATCTTCTCAAACAGATCGTCAACGCCCATACGGGTGCGGACGCAGGCCACCTTCCAGTCGCTGACGTTTGATTTGGTGCCGTCTGGGACGAGAAGGTCGGTAGCCATGATGGCTTTGCATCGCCAGTTGGAACCGTCTTCGAAGATCAGCGGACCATCGCCAATGAGAACCATCTCTCGCTGCGAGAGCTGCATGATGTAGTCGAAGTCCTTGTCGAGCTTCTGGAGGCGGTCAAACTCTTCGGTGATGATCTTCGACCATTCCTCCCGCTTATCCATGTCGTTGCCGTAAGCAGTACGGACATTCGCATAGGTCGGAACCTCGGCGAACACATCGTAGAAGGCAGACATGGCCAACGTCAGAAACGCCTCCGACTCACGGAAGTTGACGTTGGTACGGAACGCTTGGTTGTTCCGGCGAAGTTCAGCGGGGTTGTACGGCGGATTGCCATCGACCAAGCCACGGAGCTTTGCGCGGGTGTTGTTACGAAGCTCGTCCGCAGAAATCAGCTTTTGGAAGATTTCGCGAGCCGATGCCGCGTCCGCAATCCGCGTCTCTGGAGGGGTTCCGTTTTCGTTGAGCGTCTCCAGCGGCAGTTGAGCTATGTTTCCGTACATGGTCGTTTTTTCCAGCAGTGAGCCGGTAAGTTTTCGTTCTCTGTAGCGTCCGTGAAGCGGTGAAGTGTTTCAATGGGAAACCACACCATGCTTCTGATAAAGCAACCACAAAATTCACAGCTCTGAACCTGCTCATCGTATGGCGTACTGCCGTGCTGCGAGAAGGTTTTTACAGCTTCTTTGAGGACGCGAGCATTGCATCCGGTACATCCAAGTGGCTTGCGATTGAACCGGCAACCTGAGCAGATGTTTGCGCGGCGGTTGGCTTCTTCTTGGCTGACTTTGCCGCCTCCAACCGTCAGGCCATGAAGCAAACTCATGCTGAACCGGATAACGTCGCCAATCTGGAGCGACTTCCGGCCTGCTGGTTTTGGAATTTCAACGTCGTCGTAAGCGCAATCGGCACCATTTTTACAGATGTACTCCAGCATCAAGTCGTCCAAATTTGGCGGGACTTCAATGGCGTTGGCGGCGTAATGCCTCCTGACAAATTCGTGGAGTTGCGGCCATGATCCTGCGAAAACCTCGATTCCGGTTTCTGGAACGCGATAAATCCAACCGCCTGGAAGCCCACGATGATCGTTTAACAGCTTGTATCCGGTATTTGATCCGTACGTCATAAATCGTCGTAGTAAATTGAATCGGCGTCTCGAACGAGCTTTTCCCAGACTTTATCCATCTTGGTTGCTCGCGGTTCAAGAACGGAAGTCTTTCGAACCAAATCAAGAAGGACAACAGCGGCATCGGCCAAGTCTGGCGATTTTCCGGTTCGTTGTTTCATCACGGTCTTGGATTCGACGGATATCTTCCGCTTTCCGTCATCGAACATGCGCGCGCAAAACTCTTGAAGCGTCTCGATATCCATGCCCCCGATGCGCTCTTCGACGACCCACTTTCGCATTGAGAACCAGAGTTCAGTCACCTTGCGGTCGTAAGCCTCATTGCATGGCCGACTATCCTCGTCACTGACCGGAATTGTCGATGGAGAGCCGCCGAACTCAACGCGATGAACAACTCCCCATTCGCGAGTCAGAATGTCCGCAAGACCGCCACCCTCACCGCTTGAATCAAGGGCGAACTTGTCAGGCGGCACTCCCCGCTTGTTGCACTCTTCCTTGACTCGATTGGCTATCTGGTAGTGAACAGGCTCAGTTAGCTGTGCATTGGGCGAAATGTGGATGATATCGCCAAAAAGTATGCTAACTTTATCGTTAGCAGTGCCAACCTTGGCAAAGCGAAGGATACACCTGTCACCGCCGAATCCTGGGTCGAGAGCAGCCACAGTTTCGACGTTTGTACTAAACACCAACTTTTTTGTAGGTGTATGCGTATCAATGAGCGATTCGGACAGCACCGTCTTGACCATGCCGTCAGGACTCCAGAATCCGCGCGTGTACTTCCAGAAAGTAGGACTCTGCTCGCCCTCATGGCGCATCGCTGACAAGACCTGATCGTGGGTGATGAGGTATGGGTATTTTGTCCGACCCTCGCTGATGTTCGGACTCTTCATGCCGTCGAACCGTCGGCACATACCGCGTTCCGTCAGCCAATGTTGGTCTTCAATCGTGACGCTGCGCCATCCTTTGGCAGGAGTGCAGAATCGGCCATGAGGATCGAACTTGGATGCCGGATTGCCGATGACCAGCATCTTAAACTCGCGGCAACCCTTGCTGAGGTTGGTACATGCCTCGAATGCTGCTTCAGGGGTGTCCGTCGCTTCGTCGATGATGACCATCACCCGCTCGGCGTGAATACCCTGAATGTTGGCCACAGCCTTCGAAGTGTTGCCCTCGGCGACGGCAATGGCTGAAATCGAATGGCGGTCGTCACCTTTAATAGCCTGCAACGCCATCTTCGAATCGACCATGTTGCCGGGGAAACCGCGCGATTTCCGAACAAGATCCTGAAGATTAGCCCACATGCGCTTTCGGATCATCTTCGCGGTCGTCGATGTCAGGACAACCGTTGACTTGGCAGGGTTGGCCAGCCACCAGACTGTCGCGAAAAGCGTTGCGCCAAAGGTCTTTCCGCTCGCGCCGCACCCGGCCCACCCAACGTAGTCATGCTCGCAGAGGCTTTCGACTTGAGCTTCCAGCCACGGGTTCCAACTGAGCTTTGGCCATAGCATTTTCGTCGCATTCTGAAAATGTTCGAAAGTGCCTAATCCGCCCTCGTTTGGCTGAAGTCGGTTTCGGAATGCGTAAAGTTCCAGCTCTAGGTCAGGAATCTTGACCGGAGAACGAATTCCATACTTGTGCTGAATAAGTTGATGCTCAGACGCTTGCTCTGCCATAGTTTGGCCTTGCAATAGTTCTCGCTGGACTTGACGTTCTGCGAAAGGAAAATTATGCCGTCGCAACTTGTTTCTTCATCCGGCTGCTGCCAGCCTTGCGACTCCGAGCCGGTAGTCGTGAATATTCCCGGCCCTCAAGGGGCCGCTGGAATCAACGGCACCAATGGCACGAACGGAATCGATTCGTTCACCTACACGACAGCCCAGTTTTTTGTTCCCGGCCTTGGCTCAACGGTCGTTGTTCCAGTCGATAATTCCGATTTTCTTCCCGAATCGGTTGCTGGTCAGTTTTTTGTCTCGATTCAGGGTGTTGGTTACATGCAGGTTCTGGATGTAACTGGGCTTCTTGTAACGCTAAAAAATCCTGCTACTGGGGTTCTTGGAATTGCCAATGCGGTTCCAGGGACAGCGATTCCGTCCGGTTCGCTCATCACGCTTGCTGGAGCAGTTGGACCTCAGGGTGCTTCCGGTGCTTCCGGCGGCGCGCCAGTTGGAGCTTCTTACGTTTGCCGCACATCGGACGGAACGCTAACAAACGAAACTGCCCTCGACTCGCTGTCAGCCGGTTACATGAAGACCGCCGGTTCTGGCGGTGCTGGCGTCGTCTCGACGGTTGCGACGGTTCCTGTGGCCGACATCAGTGGCACGTTGCCGATTGCAAATGGCGGCACGAATGTCACGACCGTTCCAACCAATGGTCAGCTTCTGATCGGCAATGGAACCGGATACACGGTGGCCAGCTTGACCGCTGGTTCAAACGTCACGATTACACCCGGTGTTGGTTCGATTACAATCGCAGCAACGACTGCCACGCCGTTCAACTACGTCACGTTCACTCGAAGGCTGACCGGAAACAATCTGATTGCTTCTGGAGACACCAAAAATCCGTTTAATTCAACTTCATTTCCATCAGGATCTTGGACAACGCTTGACCCTTCGGCAGGATTTACTGCTGCAACAGGTCGATTCACAGTTCCGTACACCGGATACTACAAAATTAACGTTCTGCTCAATTTGCTTGGTAGTGCTGGCGTTTCGAGTGTCATCGTTTTTCTTCGTAAGAATGGTTCAAACATTTTGCAGAGCTTGGAATTTAACGCCACAAACGCTTCTCCTCAGAGCCTTGTTCCGGTTTCACTTTCGTACATCGACCAAGCTGCCGCCACAACCGATTACTACGACATATTGGTTCAGGCTTCCAATTTTGGAGTCAACGTTGCAGCCGGAAGCTCATTCTCTGTTCAACGCATTCAGGCTTAAACCATGAGCGAACGCGCACCACGGAGGTACACGGACGGATCTGTCACCTTTGAGGGTGGCATTGACTCCGGCGTTATGCCGTCTGAGGTGGACAAGAATCAGGTTGCGTTTGCCGTCAACGCCAACTTTCGCGAGGGCTTCATTTCTCCACGCCCCGGTTTCGTTCAGAAAGACTACGACATCTGTGTCACAGTCACTGCTGACAATACCGAAATCACGGCTGACCAAACCAACGTAACCGCAGATGGGTGGTCAGAGGAATGCTACGGCCCTCAGGGACTAACCGGCACGTTCCAATGTGCGCTACCGTACATCTCGGATGATGGACGCACCTTCATCCTGATGCTGATCAGTGGTAAAGTGTGGCTTTACAACTGCGCTGAAAACAATGCCCAGAGCTTGTCGCTTTCTGCTGATTTGGAAAACCCTTCCAATCTGCTCGATGGTTGGATGGTTCAGGCGGAGAACTTTGTCGTCATTCAGGATGGATTCAGCAAGCCGCTGATCTTCAACGGAACAAATCTGCGTCGCGCTGCTGATGACGAAATCAAGTGCGGCAGAGTGATGGCCTATGTCAACGGACGCATTTGGTATGCGCTTCCCGATGGGTTTTCGTTCCGCGCCACAGACATTGTTTATGGAGATGGAACGCGAGCCAGTGTTCTCAAAGAAACCGAGAACACCTTCCTCAATGAGGGCGGCGACTTTGCGGTTCCGTCGGATTCAGGAGGCATCACGGCAATGGCCGTCCCCGGCAATCCAGATACGTCGCTTGGCCAAGGACCGCTTCTCGTCTTCACCCCTCGCTACGTTTTCAGCGTTCAAGCTCCTGTAGACCGCGATGTCTGGAAGAACCTGAACTATCCGATTCAAGCCATCAGCCTGCTAACCAGTGGCGCACTTGGCGCACGGTCGGCTATTACCGTCAATGGCGACGTCTTCTACCGAGCTATCGACGGAATTCGCTCATTCATCATCGCTCGTCGCTCATTCAACGATTGGGGAAATACGCCTATCAGCGGTGAAATGACGCCGATTGTTGAGAATGATCAGTCGAATCTTTTGTGGGCCAGTTCTGCGGTTGTCTTCGATAATCGAGTGCTGATGACGTCTCAGCCTCGCTTCAATTCCGAAGGTGTGATTCACAAGGCCATATCTGTCTTAGATATGGAGCTTGTCACATCGATGCGGAAGAAGGCTCCTCCAGCATGGTCTGGAATCTGGACTGGGTTGAATGTGTTACAGCTCGTCAAGACCGAGAACGCTTACGGGGACGCTTGCTTCGCCATTGCTCGCGGATCGGACGGAACAATTCAAATTTGGGAAATCACCAAGTCAGACAAGTTCGACTCGAACGTTTCCGATCCTAAGAAAGAAATCGAGTGGCTGGTTCAAACTCGCGCTTACAATTTCGAACTTCCGTTCGGACTGAAGAAGCTCGATTCGGGCGACATCTTCATCGATTCCTTAAGCGGTTCGGCGGCGTTCAATGTTCAGTATCGCCCTGACCAATACCCCGGCTGGCTTGAGTGGACCGATTGGACTGAGTGCGCGATTGTCGATCAGTGTCTGACAGGGTTGTGTCCGATAACCAATTTTCAGCCTCAATACAGGCCGAAGATGCGGCTTCCGACTCCAAGCGATATCCCGTGCAATGAGTCGACCAGCACTCCGACTCGGAATTTGTACGAGGTTCAACTCAACATTGCGGTGTCTGGATATTGCCGCATCAAGAGTGTTCGAGTTCACGCTTACGACGTTCAAGAATCTCCTGTCGGTGAGTGCCGAACATACCAAGGATGCAAGGTCATTGATGCCTGCGACGTAAATCCGTTTACCTACACATCGGAATAGTATGCCAAACCTAACGCTCATCACGCTTACCGCGCCAAATCTGCCGCTGACTTACTGCCCGTCCAACTACCAGCAGTTGGCCAACGACATCATCAACGGCACTCAGGCAAATTTTAACAGCTCGATTGGGAATTCGTTCTTCAACTACGGACCGACAACCCCTTCGCTGAACAATCAGATTTACCCGTGGCTGGACGAGAACGGTGAATGGTGGGTTCGCGTCAATGGATACTGGGCTAGGAAAAACCCTGTTGCTGCCAACGGCTCCGAGCGTCGCATTTTTGTTGGCACCGCTGCTGATGTTCTCAGCTACGATGGTGGTGACGGCACGGCGACTTCAACAAATGTGACTTCTGGTCCGATGTGGGTTGTTGATACCGCGTTTGAGGCGCGGTTCCCGGTTGGAGTCGGAGCCTTTGCGGCAAGCGGAACAGTGAATGTCACCGGCACCTCGACGAACACATCTGTTGCCGGTGAGGACAAGCACACGCTGATAGTCGCTGAAACCCCGTTCAACGAACACACGCACGGTGTGGCTCAGTTGGCGATTCCGAATAACGACGATTACTACCTTGTTGGAAAATCTTGGACCGGACTTGGATCGTATCCGACCAAGATCATTCAGGGTGCTGCTGGAACTGGTGGTGGCGGCGCAGGTCCAAGCATCACGACCGGCGAAGTTGGAACGACCAACGCCGACAAGACTGGAAACGACAGCCAGAACGCCATTGGCCATAACAACCTGCCGCCGTTCTACGGTGTTTACTTCATCAAGCGCAGCAGCCGAGTCTACTACACCAAATGAAGCTAATCGTTCAGGACATTCGCTCCACAATCGCTCGGGTCATCGGTGTATGTGTCGATGATGCGCGCGTTTATGATTACATCAATCAGGCGTGTCGAAGGCTTCTGCACAAGGGGTTGTGGGCTGGCGCGTACGGACGCTTCACGATTCATACCGTCGGCGGCTGCATCACTTGGCCGCGTCAAATCGAAACCATCGAAGCTGTAGCCGATTGCTGCGGAGTCGGGACGGTTCGCAACCAATGGTTCGAATTTCAGGAGACTGGCTATGGACTGCTCAACGGGAATCAGGTGTGCATCGGCAAGCAGCTTATTGACCGTGGCACTGTGGTTTCTTACCGCGACATGTCTGGCGGTCTTAACAGCTATCTTCGAGTCTACCCTGGTGACGCTTCGGACGTTGGCAAAACCATCACGTTGCAGGGCGTCGATCAGAACGGTCAGTGGATTCGAACGCAGTCGGGTTTAACATGGATTGACGGAGAAAAGCTGACGCTCGCTTTGCCGTACGTTCAATCGACCAAGAAGTTCACCGAACTGACCGGCGTCATCCGCGAGGCAACGAACACGGTTAGCCGATTGTACGAGTACAATGCGACGACCGCGCTGGAATCGGATCTGGCAGTTTACGACCCTGATGAAACTTTGCCGCAGTATCGTCGTAGCTACCTTGCTGACCGATGTAGCGACGAGGCTGACAAGCCGGTGACGGTCATGGCCAAGATGCGCCACATCAACGCTACGAGCGTCAACGACTACCTCATTCCTCCGTGTCCTGACGCCATCAAGCTGATGGTCATGGCGATTCGCAAAGAAGAGAACGATTTGATTCAGGAAGCAGTGGCCTACGAAGCCAAAGCGGTTCAAGCTGTGCAGGAGCAGACGATGCAGTACCTAGGCGATGCGGTTGCTACCATTCGCATGGTGGGCGTCGGATTGAACGGCGGAGGATTCTCCCAATGGTTTTGAACCTGAACATTGATTTTGCGCTGGAAGAAGCGACGCCGGAGAAACTTCGGCTGCTTCAGGCTGTCTTGGACGCGCATGACATGGCGGCGCGGAACAATCAGAATGCGAGTTCTGGTGCTGCGGTAAACGCTTTCTTTGGAAGCGCGCAGCTTACCAATGGAATCGCTTCAGCCATCCTGACACTTGGTGATGCTCATGGTCCGATTGGTCCTGCTCGATTCGTTTACGAGCGATTCAACGAGATGGCGTTGAAGTCGGCCATTGAGTCCGGCATGAAGATTCCCGGCTTCGGCAATTCGTTCTTCAAGGATCGAATCGATCCGGCGTGGAGTCACGTTCGCGAGGTTATTGAGGCTGACTTTCCGAATGCGAATGCCCGTATCAATCAGCTTCATGGGTGGATGAAGGAGGCTGGAAAAGATGTTTATCCGAATGCGGCTCTTTACACCGCAGTAATTTGCAGCGAACTAGGAATGATTCCCGGTTCTGAAGCGGCCATCTTCATCTTGGCGAGGACCGCTGCGTGGACATCGATGTGCGTAAAAAATGAAAGGTAAGCTCTTTCAAATCTGCGGACTGCCCCGATTCGGATCGGCATTCATGTCGGTCCTTTTCTCGTTGGAGGCAGACTGCATTGGCTTACATGAGCAGGGTGCGACTGACCCGAACTGGAAACAGTCCATCGAGGAGTATCGGACGCGGTACAAGTACGTCGCCGATTGCTCTACTTACGGTTACCTTCCCAAAGCTGTCGTCAGCGACTCGGTGAAGGTGTACGTCAAGAAGGATGCGGAAGCGTCGGCCAAGGAATGCACCGAGCGATTCGGATACGAGGTTCACTTGCCTTCGGTTCAGGCGTTGCGCGAATACGCTGATTCGTGGGCATCGCTTCATGGCGTGATGATCGTGGAGGAGAACGAGCTTTTTAAGTTGGATACTTTGCGTCGTGTGTGGGTTCATTGCTTCCAGAACGAGCGAGCATTCCCAGAGGAGAAGGCTGCGCGTCTGGTTACCATGAATATCCAACGTCACGAACCTGAGAAGGTGTTCTCGATTGAGAACGGCAATCGTCTTGTGAAGGAGGTTTTTTGATTTATGGGAGCTATTCTAGGTGGTGCAGCAATCATCGGCGGAACGAGCTTGCTTGGTGGCTTACTGGGCAAGGGCAGCAAGCCGAAGATTCCAGAGCTTAAGCCAATCGATTTCGCGGCAGAGCAGCGACAAGCGATTCAGCAGAACATCGCATCGCTCGAACCTGCCACCGAATTGGCGCAGAAGACGACCGCCGCTGAACAGTCTCAGCTTGAGGCGCAGCTTCGCCGCGCGATTCCCGGTTATGACCAGCTCGTTCAGCAAGCCAGCAAAAACATTGGTGCTTCGCTAAGGGGCGAGCTTCCTGCGGATGTGCAGCAGCAGATTCAGCGTTCGACCGCTGGACGCGCGCTTGCTGGTGGATTTGGCGGCGGAACTGGATTTGGCCGTGCGCTGACCGCTCGCGACTTGGGTCTGACGAGTTTGCAGCTTCAGAATCAAGGTCTTGCTCAAGCTCAGAACTTCATCCAACAGCAGCGCGCATTCGGCATGACTCAACCGTTCTCGGTGAGCAGTATGTTTATTACACCGGCACAACGTGTCGGCGTGATGCAACAGCAGCAGCAGGCGCAGTACAATCGCAACCTGCAAGCCGCCCAGGTGGCCGCAATGCCCGATCCTACGATGGCTGCAATCGGAAGCGCGATTTCTCAGGCCGGTGGATTCGCTGGCGGCGCGTACACGCAGCGCGGGTTGATGCAGCAGATGCCGGGAGGATATTCTTCCGGTTCGTACAATCCGCAGAACGACCCTGAGATTTACTCTTTCCCGAGAACAAACATCGGCGGACCAGCCGATTCCGCTAACTGGGGTTAAAATTTATGGCTGACGAAACTCTTCAAGCATTTCAGCTCGGTGCTTCGCTGTTCGACCGCGCGCAGACGCAGAAGCGGATGATGGAGCAGATGCAGATGCAGACTGCCGATCAGTTGATGCGTCAGCGTCAGTACGATCTTCAGAACAAGATCCAGTCGAATGCTTACGCTCAGGCGTTGGAGGAGCAGGCGAATCAGGCTGCTGAGTATGATACTTTTCAGACGTTCAATCAGCAAGTGGCCGATTTCTTGAACAACTCAACTGAAGGTGGAGCAATGCCAGCTCTTCCTCGGTTCAAATCAAAGCAGTTCAATCAGCAAGCAACTCAGATCATCAATGGATTGGAGCCGTATTCTGCCCGTGCAAAACTCATCAAAGAGCAGGCAAAGCTAGCATCGTTCACTGATCAGCTTGAAGCAGCAAGAATAGCTGAGGCTAGAAAGTACAATGCCCTGACGCGCACTTCTGACGGGAAATATGTCATTGATGACGGTCTGATTGCACAGAAGAAATCTGAAGAAGAACAGCTTGGCAGGGCATCAAAACTTGGAAGCATTGGAAAACTTGGAACATCAACCGTACAGAGAATGATTGATGTTGGCCAAATTCCTCAAGAAATAGCACCGCAAGCTCTTCTTGCCGCTGAAAGTTTTGAAAAGTCAAAACAAGGTGCTGTTGCTAAAAATACCGACTTGTTCATTGAAGCTGCAAAAGCAAAGGCAAAAGCATCAGGACAAGAGCTTTCTCCAGCTAAAGAAGCTGAGTTGAGACAGACATTTATCGGCGGCGGCGGACGGCTTAAACCGCTTGAAGCCAAGACAGCGACAAAGCTGGAGGATGAATTTGCTGTCATGGAGACGATTGATTCTCTTCAAGATGGAATCGCAGAATTTGAGTCTCGTTATCCCGGCAAGAAGTTCACCGACTTTCTTGGCGCGATACCCACAACTGAAATCAAGATTCGCTCTCTTGTTCAGACCGAGAAAGATCCAATGAAACAAGACGCTCTGGAGTTGTTGGCCGATTTCATGGGCGTTGTAAATCGCACCGCAAGAACTACGTCTGGGCTGAATGTTACTGAAAGCGAAGGTAAACGAATTGCTCAGGAAATCGGTGGATCGTTCGACAAGAATTCCCTCATCAAACTCGATCAGTTTAGAAAGCGGATTGAGCGGAGTGCGCGCGGGACGATTGGTCGAAACATCGACAAATCTCTTCCGTCGTTCTACGAACGCTGGTCTACGACACCATTTGGAACTAGAACCACCGCTGCATATTCCGTTCCTGCGGTTCCGTTTCAGTCAAATGCTCAGTCCACAGAGTCGATGAGTCTTCAGGATATGCAGCGGTTAATCCAAGAGCTGGAAGCGAAGCAATAATTTATGCCACTTTCACAACAAGAATCTGAGCTTCTTCAGAGCCTTAAAGCCGAAGTCGCTCGGAGAATGGCGTCAAGCAATGCCACTCCTGCTCAGCCTTCTATCCCTCAATTCGAAACCGCTGCCGCTGTCGGATCGACCGCTCAGTTGAATCGGGCTGTACAACAGTCGGCCACTGTTGGCGAGATGCGTCGTCGCGAGGAGCAGGGCCTTGTTTCCGCGCTTAATCCAGAGCAGATCAGGCAAGCGACGATGAGTGACGCTGCTCGGATGGGCGAGGCAATGCAGCAAGAGGAGGCTCGTCTTGCTGCTGCTGGCGCACCGTCAATGTTTGATGAAACTGCACCTACCAAGGAAGAAGTTTCTCAAGGTGTAAGATATGGTGCAGGCCCATTGCTTCAGACAATGGGTGTTCCGTTTCCCGTTGGCCAAGCCATCGGTGAAACAGGTTATCAGTTGATGTCTGGAGAAACTAGCCCTCGAAAGATTGCGGCAGCAGCGGCAAAAGAAGCTGTCACATCTTTAGGTGGTGGGGCTGCAAAAATTTTGCCAGGGCCAATTAGAAGGAATCTTTTTGAAACTGGACAAACACTTCTCAGTGCTGCCGCAAAAGTTCCAATTCAAGGAGCGATGCGAGGTTTGGCCGGTGAGGCTACAAGAGCTTCAGTTGCTGGAGAAGAATGGAAGTTTGATAACTTTCTTGATGCAGCAAGAGATTACGCCGTTGGAGAAACTGCGGGAAGTCTTGCTGGTAACTTGATCGGTGCTGGATATCGCAAGTACAAAGGAGGCGGAGATTTTCTCGGTGAGTTGAGTCGTCCGTTTTACGATCAGTTTCAGAGGAACATTGCTGATAAGGAAGGGGAGCTTGCTGGTAAGCTGGCTAGGGCATATCGAGCAGATCCAGATCAAGTGAAAAACGTTCTTGCTCAGTCTTTCAAGCAGAACTCAACCAAGTCTGGACAAGAGTTTGCCGATGCGGCTGTTGCTGATGTCGAAAAAGTATTCGGAAAACTCGACGAAGAGACGACAAACGCTTTCAGCAAGTTGGCCAACGATTACGACAAGATGGAGTCGTTGACGCTTGGTGAAGCTGTTGGAGTTGTTAAAAACACTGCACAGAGTGTTTACGACAGGAAGAATGAGGCTTTTGGAAAAGAGTTTGACACTTTTCGGGCAGACCCTCGCGTTCAATCAAAAGATTACGACAAGTCGGTTGCCAGAGGCGGTGAACTTTACGGTCCAGTTAGCGGAAAAAGTCTGAACGACCTTTGGAAAGAACAGCAGGATGCCGCAAAAGCAATCAAGTGGGGCGAACCTGTCAAAGCTGGCACTGGCGATCAATGGGCCGCTTACAACCAAGCGAAGGCAAAGTTTGAAGATGCTCTTGGTCAGTTTGAAAAAAGGTTTCCCAAAGATCCTCTCATCCAAAATTTCAGAGACTTGAAGGATCGGTACTCTGGATTCATGGAGGACTACAATACCACTTTTTCAAAAGGAATTCTTAAGGACATCGGAGAGCAAGGTGGATCTTGGTCTTCGATCATCAAAACTCTTGGAGGTTCTGACGGCCCTGCAAAACTTCAGCAGTTGAAGAAAATTCTAGCTGAAGACTATGACGGAATTAAATCAAAGATTGGAAACACGATCTACAACGATCTAAACAAAGGAGGTCAGATCAAGTTTCTGGATAATCTTGAAAACGCGCTTTCAAAAGGATGGAACGGACTTCAAAAAGAAGTTCTTGATGAGTTCTTTCCAAACGTAACTAGAGATGGAATCAAGCAAGCGAGAGCAGCTTTTGAAGTGTCGTCGAAAAGTTTTGCTGAAGATTTCAGGAAGGCTTCACTAGGAAAAGGTGAAGGTGTAATTGCATCTCCAGATGTTGTTCTTGAGTTCCTGAATAACTCAAAAGAGAACGTGACGAAGGTTAAAAACGCACTGAGTGCAGAGACTTTGGCTGACACTCAGAATGCGTTGCTATCTCAGATTGTCAGCGAAGCAAGTAAGAAAGGTCCTATCACAGCTAGGTCGTTCACTCAGTCGGCGGAGTCATGGCAGAACGCTTTAGATGGAGTTTTTGGTCCTTCTGGAAAAACCAAAATCGATGAAATAGCGAAGGCACTTGAAATAGGCGAAAAGAACAAGACGTCGCTTATTTCAAAGTTACTTCCTGGGGTTGCAGGTGCAACTGCATTTGCAAAAGGAACGACGGCTGCTGGGCCGTTTTTTGGAATTGCTGGAAGCGAAAGAGCCTATCGCTGGACTGAAAAACTTCAGTCGAAGATTGTCGGTTATCTCTTGGACAATCCGAACTATCGCGCTGCTGTCATCAAGCCATTTGACCAGCTAACGAACGCCGAGACTCGCATGCTCGACAACGACATCCCGATGATCATCCGAAATCTGACCGTCAAAACCGTCATGTCTGGCGAATGAAAACCTCCCTCTCCAAGAAAGGTAATACTTGGCGTGGCCGAAATGTAACGCTCGACTCTCCTCGGAAGATCGAAGGCGTGACGCCGTATCCGAAAAAGAAGTCTGTCTTCGTGAAGAACGACAACGGCAGGGTAATTGTCCTTCATTTTGGTGACGTTCGATATTCCGATTTCACCAAGCACAAGAACCCGAAGCGTCGGGCCAATTTTCGCTCCCGTCACAACTGCGCGGAAGCGAAGGACAAAACAACGCCCAAATATTGGGCATGCAAAAACCTCTGGTAACTATTATGGACAAGATGCGACTTGGTGGTGGCGGACGTTTCGAGAAGCTGGTTGGCCAGCTTGAGAAGAAGGGCGTGAAAGATCCTGCGGCTTTGGCAAGCGCAATTGGACGCAAGCAGCTCGGCAAGGCGAAGTTCCAATCGCTTGCTGCGAAAGGTCGTCGCCGCGCGATGCGGGAGAAGGAGTCTAGCTCCTCTTACGCTTAAAGCCGTTCGACGGTTTCTTATCAACGACGAACTTCTCTGGCTCCGCATGAGTCCATGAGATGGTTCCAACGCCGCGCTGGATGATGATCGAGCCGACCTTCTTGTCCTCCTTGTCTCTCAATCCAGCGCGGTCTGCCCTCTTGGCCATGCCGAGCATGAAGCGGCGAGGATGATTGAATCCAAGCTCTTTCATCACAATCACCTCTCTCGCCCAGTTGGTCAGGTCTGAGCTTCCGAATCCTGAGTAGGCCAAATCTGCCACGCTCTCAGGTTTGTCGTCCTTTCCCTTCGGCTTCGGGAAGTGATGTACCAGCACCAGGACAACTCCCGTCTCCATCATAATCGGCTGGAGCAGATGTCGCGTGAAGTTGGCGCAGACCTCGATGTCCGCAGGATTGCCGCCCATGTAGGAGAGCAGCGGATCGATGTAGACGATATCCGCCTTCGTCTTCCGAACCAGCCTACGCAGCATCGTGGCGAAATCCGCACCCGTCCGCACCGTCTCGCGGAAGAATAGCATGCCAGCTTGGCGAAGACCTTCCTGCCATCCATGTTGGCCAAAGACCGACATTGCTGCGCCTTTGAGACTGTCGTGTTGATCGGCGATGTCGTTCTCAGCTTGGATGTACGCTATCTTGAGCGGTCGTACCGGCTGCACTCCGAACCAAGCCGCCCCTCTGGCCCAGCACAGACCCTGATAGAAAGCCATCGAGCTTTTGCCGCATCCGCTCTGCCCAACGAATAGAAGCGACGATCCGCGACGTAGCCACCTGTCTCCGATCAGATTGTCAGGATCATTCTCAGGGTCGTAGTCGATGATGCTCTGGAGCGTGAACTCCTGAGGCATGTCCTGAGACTCCAGATAGTCCGTGAACGCTTCCCAATTCACCGACCCGACATTGATGGCCAACAGCTTCTGCTCCTTGCCATCGCGCATCACACCGGCCAAGCGGCTGAACCTGCTTGCGTTCTTGTTCTTCGGATCGATGCCGAGAGCCTCTAGCTGGCGATAGACGACATCTCTCCGCTCGCCCCACTCCTCCTTGTTCGCCGCATCGACTCGCACCCATCCATGCAGACTCTTGCCGCCGGAATCGATGACGACGGAAAGCGGCAGCTTTGACTCCTTGAGAATCGTCCACTGCTCGTCCTTCGTCTTCTCATCCATCTCGACAAGGACATGTCGGAATGATGCTACGCCGGAATCTGATCCGCTTTCATCGAGACATGGATTGACTCTGACATACGCGCCACGGCTATCAGGACTGTTCCACATGGAACTAATCGGCGGCGTGAAATGATGCTTTATCCAATCATCGCGCTTGAGGAATGTACCCTTGGAAGCTGGCCTACATCTGCCATCCTCGTCGCTTACGATATCATTGCAGATACAGACAACCTCGTCCGGTTCGAAGCATGCCTTGAGAAAATCGATGGTTGAAAATCTGAATTCCGGTTGCGGAATTGCTTGAATCTTTTGCACGACGAACTTGCCGGTAGTCGAGACTGGCGTTCCACTCTGCGCCGACAGAAGCCAGCCCTTCGGCTTGTCGTGCGCCACGTTCATCGCCTGATTCACCTTGTGGGCCAGTTCATTGGCATTCCACGGTGGAACGCATTTCTCGTTGTACTCGGCGAGCAGTGCTTCAGCCGATCCTCGCGACAGCTCAAAGCCATGCACCAGAGCGGTGGCTACTGCGAAGGTTGCGTTATGACCGCCCTGTCCGCTGATGGCACCGGGGGTGTTACGAAGCCATGCTCGCGCACGGTCGATATTTGAATTGCTCATTGGATTCCAAGTTGTTTACGCGCTAGTTCTCCAGACTTGCCAAGATCGGTCTTGGCGATTTCCTGAAGAACAGAATTTGATTTCTCTAACTTTCTGAAAAGGAGAGCCAGCTCTTTGGGCGTCATCAGGTACTTGCTCCAATGCTGGATGGCTATGGAGCGAGACTGGAACTTCGCAAAGAGCTGCTCTTGTGCGGCGATGTAATGATCAGGGCTTCGCATCTATCAGCACGAACTTGGCCTTGAATTCGGCTTTGGTTCGAACGTAGAGCTTTCGCTTACCTTCCCGCATGTAAACCACGCCGGACCATTTAGTTTCTCCGATCCGTATTTCTACGTCGTCGGAGAGGAGTTCAACCTCCACCGAGCTGTTTCCTGAGTTCTTGTATTTCATCTTCGGAAGCATCGTCGAGATGGCCCACCCCAGCCGACTGCCATCCGCTGTCCGCATTGCGTTTTGGCTTTGCCGGTCTGGTCATCCACCCGCGAAGAATCGCATAGTCGATGAGGCGCGGAGCTTCCTTCAAGAGTTGTTCTCTGGAGATTTCAGATGCTTTCATCGGAGCTGCTGTTTCGTTTGATGGCACGACCGCGACGGCTGTTGGAGCGTCGCATTCCGAGTTCGGTTTGGTCTTCGCTGGCGAATCCACGGCGGATAAGCCACTCCTTGTACTTCTTGTCGATGTACGCGAAGTCGATACGCGGGGTTGATTCATCGGCATCGGCGATTCTTACTATCTTGCTCGTATTTAGACTCATAGGTTTTTAGTAGTGTTTTGTATGCTTTCTGTGTGTCGGTGCAGTCGATGCACAGGTCGAAGTCTCCACCAATCGTGCATCCGCAGCCAAGGGCTTTCGCTAGTTCCTTGGAAATCCATCTGAAATCGACCAGCTCATTCTTGAGGTCTTCTATCTCCTCGCTGTCGCTCATTTGATGACGAATAGGATGAAGTACGCGCTGGTGATGACGACGCCCATCGCGAACGCGGCGATGAGCATTTGCTTCAGCTCCTCCGGCGACGGTGGCCGATTCATCCTGCGGATCATCTGCCGCCTCCTTGAGCGTAATGGAGAATGAGCAGGGCGTCACAGTTCTTAAGCGTTACGTCTAGGTGAGGATACAACTCTTGCGCCTTGGCCTTGAGCTTGCGCTTCCACTCCGAATAATCCTTACACGATGCTTTCCCGCCTAAGCCTAGAGGAGCCTGCCACACTTTGGGAGCAACTCTGTGAAGAGCGTATCCGTAAGCATAGGCAGCAGCTTCAACTCGACCGAGGTTTCTGTGAAGTACGGCCATCGACGAGCTTTTCGTCATGGGAGACACAAAGTTCGGAAGCTCCTCAATCCATAACTCTGAGTTGGCCACCTTGAGCTGATTGATCAGCGCGCAGATGTCCGGCAATGATTCCGGCATCTTGAACAGGACGATTCCGTCCGGTGTATTGACTGCGAATCCGCCTCCGACACCAGGATCAACGGCTATGATTGATTTAGTTTTGTTCATGTTTGTAGACTGATAGATTTCTTCGACACTCATCTTGCAAAGCGTGAATGCTCGTTTTCTTGGGTAGTAGATGTCAGAGAGCGCATCCACCTTCGCACTCAAAGTTGAAGGCTGATTGACCGCGCTCTCCGTCGGTCAGTTGAACCTCTTTCAGCGGGCGACAGCTCTTGTGGATGTAGAGCTTGTCGTTGGAATGTTTTGAATTGCTTACAACAACTCCTTCAACTCGAAGGGCATCGTCGATTTCAACAGCTCTAGCCCATCCATCCGAATCTGATTCTCTAAGTTGTAACCATTCATGGTCTGACTTGTACGGACAGAATACACAGGCAGAACGCGGAACCTGATGCGGGATTCCAAACGCTTCTAACCACTTCACGCAATCCGCTCTGGTCATCATCTTGTCGCAGAGCGGGAACTCGGGTTCAGACCAGTGCGGACTATTGCCTTTGATGCGTGTGGCTCGACCTGCTTCATCGAGGCTGATTCCAAAAAGCTGTGTCAGCTTGGTTTTGATGCGCTGACCTTTTTCAAGCCCTAGAAGCTCTCTGCGAATGAATCGTTCGATTGGAAGAATCTTGTACTCACTTGTACATTGTCTTCGTGTTATTCCAAGAGGCTCTCCCTCTTTTTGGGCTGTGAAAGCTGGTATTGCTGTAAATCTTTGACCAGTTGAATTGACTCCATGAATCAGGTCGTTTCCAAGAATTCCAGCAGACACAACATGGATGATTGGCCCACCCAGACTCTTGAGCCACTCCATGTGGGCGTAGACTGACTTTGGCTCTTCTCCAAGATCAGCAAAGATGGCGCAATCAATCGGCGCAATCTCGCCTTTGATAGCCATGAGGTAGAGCGTCGTGGATTGTACGCCACCTCCGAGGTTCAGGATTCTCATTTGCTGTAATCCCTTATTTCGCCGCGTTTCACCTTTGAAATCCATCCAAGGCTGACCGCGTAGTCTTCCTTGATCTGCCGGTATCGTTTGCCCGACTTGATATCCTGAAGAACCTCGGAAACAACCGCTTGGGGTATGTGTCCGTTCAATGGGACGTAATTGCTAATCGTTCTCATTTTAGTAGCAAAGGACCGTTATTTGTTCGGCAGCGATTCTAACTGCGCTCTTGGTTTCGCCGCCATCACTCCACTTCTCAACCTTCACTCGGCCTTTGACACGCACCAGCGCGCCATTGCCGACTTCCATGATCTTTTCGGCAACCTGCCCCCATGAAGACAGCTCGAATTCATCGTAATCTTCGTGAAATCTGCCGTCCGCATCCGTCCAATGGCGAGCGATTGAAATGACGCGGCGCACCATAAGCGCGCCTGTCTTGGTTTCGGTTTGACGGCTGATTCCTCGTAGTTCGCCGATCAGATAAACCACATTCTCTGTGGGCGTGGCTGTTTCGTTTGTTGTTGTAATTGATGCACTCATTGAAATACGCAACCTAGTTCTCGGTAGCACTTCATCCGCTTCTTCGCGTGGAACGCTCCGATGGGATGAAACTTGTCCGAAAAATCAACGATTGTCGCACAGTTTTTGGTTTCTGTTTTTCGCAATGCGCGACTCGCCCTCTGAATCGTCTTCTGCGACGACCGACCGCCGCTCACCATGATGAGCAGTTCGACATTGGGCAGATCAAGTCCTTCGTCGGCCAAACTTGTGGCAATCATCGTTCGCAGGTTTCCAGCCTTGAATTCCTCCATGTAGGCGCGCCTGTCCTTCTTCCCAATCTTGGAATGAACGAGCCGAGAATTCGGAATCCAGCTCTCGTACTCTTCTCCCAGCGTGATGCGCGGGATGAGGATGAGCGTCTGCATGTCGAGGTGTTCCAGCGCGTAGTTGATGGCGTATTGGTTTCGCTCACGGTTCTGGCAGATGCCGATGTCCACAAGTGATTCCCAAGCGCACATGCGCTTCAGCTCTTCGTCGGTTATCCGCATGTACTTCCTGCGCGTCGTGAAAAGCCGGTCGATGTTGTCGTCAATCTTCTGCTGAAGATTCAGGTCGGTTGCGTCGCTGATTTCGAGGTATGCGTCGGCCAATGAATCCCCGATGTCGCTGCGCTTGATTTCGTAGGTGCGGTTGAAGAACAGCATTCGCGTCACCGCATTCCGCTCATCATCGTCGCACCAGGGAGTCGCATCGAATCCGTACCTAAATCCTTTGCAGGACTCGATGATGCGACGCCATCCGACAGCAGGGCTGTGCTTCGCTTCGTCAACGATCAGCAGACCCATTCCGCTGAAATCGACTGACTCATGCGGACATCGTATCTGAACCAAATCGTCAGGAATTCCAGCAACTCGAAGTGCGGTGCGCGCTTGCTGGCAAGTCTCGCGGGTAGGAGCGAGCCAACCGCATCCGAATTTGAAATCCCATCCGATTGATTCGTAATGCTTGATGATGCTCGCGGCAATCCATGTCTTGCCGCTTCCAGCCGGTGCGATAATCAGGCCGTCGCTAGTTTTGGCCCACTCTACTGCGTTCTTTTGGTAGTATCTCAGATTCATAGTTTTAGGAAATTTGCCCCTCCGCCTACTGCTTCATAGCGAGCGAAGGGGATTGTGCCGCCCACACGGGAGGCTCCGCTATCATTCGTTAGCTGCTGGCGGTAGGGAAGGTACGTTCGATTGCGTCGTGGCGTACTTTCCGTCCAGCAGCTTTCGCAACGCCTGAGTAGCGAGAAAGCCGATCTTCAATCCATTCTGCTCGCAGTATCTGCGAAGCTCTTCATGGAGTGCTGAGTCGATGGTGATTACGTTAGATTTCTTCTTTGGTTTCATGGTTTCTC